ACTCTCTATCTGGTTAACTATTGGGTTCCATTCCCAGCCAGTGAGTATGGTGGATTGCAGGCAGTGGTAGCTCGTGATGATGAAGAATGTTATAAGCTCATCTCTGAAGCTGACACTTGGGAGTTTGACTACCACAAGAACTCAGAAGAACTTATTCGTGCTCGCATCAAGAAGGCAACTAGGTTTCAACTTGTTGGTAGCTACCTACCAGAAATGGTGAGGAGTTTTAAAACATGATGTTAAACCTAACCAAAGAGAATGAGGATGGCAGTGCAGACTTTGATCTGTCTCTATCCCCTCTAGAAGTACAAGCCTTGGTTAATCTAGGGCTGATCAGTGTGTTAAAGAAAGCAATTGAAGAAGGAAAAGAATATGTCCCAAGTGAGCTTGGTGTGGGTGACACCACAAGCAGAGGAGCTAGTTGCTCGTATGGCCCGTGTGTCAAATCCGGCAAACCAGAACAACCCTGCATCTGCTCCGAAACTACTCAAGTACCTTATTGATAACAAGCATTGGTCTCCCTTTGAGATGGTGAATATGTGTGTGGAGATTCAGACAACACGAGACATTGCTCGTCAAATCTTACGACACCGCAGCTTCTCCTTCCAAGAGTTTAGTCAACGCTATGCTGTAGCTCAAGGCTTTGAAATTAGTGAGGCTCGTCTACAAGACCAGAAGAACAGGCAGAATAGTTTAGAGACTGAAGATAGACAGCTTGCTTATTGGTGGGAAGGAGCACAGAGACGTGTGTTACAAGAGGCTCAGTTTATGTACGAGAGTGCATTGGCTAAGGGCATTGCCAAAGAGCAGGCACGTAAGCTGCTACCAGAAGGCATGACACAGAGCAGCATGTACATGAATGGAACTCTACGTAGCTGGTTACATTATGTTGAGATTCGTTGTGACAAAGCAACACAAAAGGAACATCGTGAAGTTGCTGAACAGATTCGTGGTATAATGGTGGAACAGTTTCCATCATTGGTAACTATCTAGTAACCTCTGCCCTTAGCTCAACTGGATAGAGCAACAGCCTTCTAAGCTGTAGGTTAGTGGTTCGATTCCACTAGGGCAGGCCAAACAAAGGAAAGACATGGGAAAGAAAATATTAACATTGGTATTGAAAGAAGTTGATGATAGTTACAACTCAGTGCAAGACACACAGGTAACTTCATATCTAGATAGTGATGCTACATGGGATAAGATGATGCCC